TGCATAATTACCTGTTGTGTCTGTGCCAAGTGCTACACTGTTAGCTGCTATGGTTGCTGTTAGTGTTGCGTCACCTAGGTTAGTAAGTGTTGCACTACCTGTCAAGTCACCAGCAAGTGTAATTGTTGGATCAGCAGTATTAGTAGTTACAATATTAATCGCTGCACTACCATCAAAGTCAGCAGTACCAGTTACAGCGCCACTTACTTCAATTGCTCTTGCAGTTGTTAGTGCATCAGCAGTTGTTGCTGTATCAGCATTGCCAGTTACGTTTCCAGTTAGATTGCCAGTTACGTTGCCAGTTACGTTTCCAGTTACGTCTCCAGTTAGATTGCCAGTTACGTCTCCAGTTAGATTGCCAGTTACGTCTCCAACTATAGTTGCATTTACATTTCCAGCACTAACATTACCAGTTACAGTAATACTGCTTAATGTACCAACACTTGTGATATTTGGTTGTGCATTTGCTGTTACTGTTCCGGCAGTTGTTGCACTGGTTGCTGTAGCAGCACTACCACTTACATTGCCTGTTACTTCACCAATAAAGTTAGAAGCAGTTATGTTACCTGTAGTAACAATGGTATTACTACCAAAGTTGCTGCCCAAGAAACTGGCAACGTTTGCATCTCCATAGTCTGCTAATCCAGCATCAGCAGGAGTAAATGTAAACACACCTGTGCTGTTATCATAACTGAGACTGCCATCGCCACTGGCTGTATTGGTTGTTACACTGAGATTGCCAAGAACAATAAATCCACTGTCGTTGGTTAAGTCACTGGTTGCTGTTGGAATAGTAGGTGTGCCACTTAGGTCTGTATATGCGCCTGTAGTAGCAACAGTGGCTAATCCACTAACATTAGCGGCAGCTACACTGCTAGCCACTACACCAGTTAGCTCACTACCGTCTCCTTTAAAATAATTCGCAGTAATATTACCAGTTGCAGTAACATAACCAGTAATGTTAGCACCAGTTGATGTAATTGTTCCTGTTTGGGTACTTCCAACTATAATTTGCACATTGCCGCCGCCGCCTGCAAAACTTACGTTGCTTGTTCCGGCTGCAATACTGTCTGATACAATTTCAACATTTGCATCAATGGTTGCTGGAGTTGTTCCATCTGGACCATAAAATGCAATGCTATTTCCACCAGGAGTGTTTTTCATTACTACATTGCCAAGAATCAATGTACTTCCTGCAAGATATAAATCATTCCATCTAGCAGTGTTACTACCTAGATTGTAAGTTGCATTTGCTGATGGTAATAAATTTCCAGTAATCTGTACAGTGTCTTCATTGTCTAAAGTACTAACACTAGCATTTCCACTAGCATTTTGGAGTGAAGTAAACACAGTAAGTTGTGTAATAAATCTTATTTCAATTGCATCACCACTTTCTGGTGCCTCAGTGAATGTTATTGTTGTTCCGCTTACACCGTATGCAGATACCGGTTGTTGCAATGTACCATTGATACTGACAATAATTCCTGCTGTACTTGCTGATTGGTCTAGCGTAAATGCAACAGTGCTATTATCGCCATTGAGAGTTTGAGTTGTAATGGCGCCAAAATCGTTGCCTCCAACATTTTCCCAACTTGTTCCATTGTAGATTTCTACAGCATTTGTGCTAGTGTTGTATCTTATGTCGCCAGTTGCCGGTGCAACAGGACGCTGTGATGTATTGCCTACAGCAATGCCAAGGGCAGTTGTGGTATCAATTTGTACAGTACCGTTGCCAGTAACTTCAAGAATAATATCACTGCCAGCATTTGTTGTACTGATTGTGGTATCAACAATTGTTAGATTTCCAATAGAACTACCGCCGCCTACACCAAATGGCCCTACATACCGTGCTCCAACAATGTAAATAGATTTGCCAGTAACGCCTGTTCCAATTTGGCTTGGAATGTTTTCGCCGTTAAAGTTAAGAACACCTGCTTGATAGTCAAAGAACCAGCCATCTTCGTTTCCTGATCCTGATTGGAATAACTGTGTTCCTGTACTTTGTGGTGCTGCTTCTCCTGCATCATCAACGTAGACTTTTACAAGATAGGTAGATCCAAATTCAGTTGGTATCCAATCTGTGGCGTTTGTTTTCCATGTTTGGTTGTCAGGAGCAGTAAGATCTTCAGTACATTCAACAGTTGCACTACCGCCTACAGCATCTTGATATATTTGTACAATAGAACTAGTAGCGGCCGGTTTCACACTAGGTATATCACCTGATTCTTGCCAAACTTTGTCGCCGCGCATTAATAGAGGAGAGGCAATGCTTTCGTTGAAGGCTTCTTTAACTGAAGGCGGTGCAGTTTTTGCAACGCCGAACCCTAGTTTCTTCCAAAGAAAATCTACTTTGGTGCTATCTGCCAATGCCATTAGGTTTGTACTCCTACACTAACACTGGTAAGTGTTTCGCCACTTGCTAATGCAATACGAACCAGGATATTATTTCCAAAACTGTTTGAACTATTTTCACTACCCAGTGTCATAGTATAGGCTGCGTTTATGCTTGACCCTGTTGGAATAACGTCAGAACCAGTTAATGCACACCCATTACTGCCGTTACCGCCTGATCCTGTATTAGCTCCTGGTACGCCTGATCCTGCATATTGAACAGTGCCGTCAATCCATCCATTAAGAGAACTTGCTGCATCAATTACTGTATTAGGTGCTGCAATCCACAATCCTGTAATACCTGTACTACTGTTTAAACTAATATCAAAGTTTGCAACAGTAGCTCTCCTGAACGCAAAAGTAAAGTATTGTGTGCCTGTTCGACCTGTATTGAGATCAGGCCCTATTGGCAAATACCCACTGCTGAGATCTGTTGTAAAATGTTTTAATGTTCCCCATCTTACCACAGCTTCGCTGGTTCCTGCTATTGTTTCGGCACCCGACCAAGCATTATCAGTATAATAGTTTGTTGAGTTACTAAACGCAGGGTTGTCAGCGGCGCTACCAAGTCCTTCAATTCTAACACCATCATCATCATATACACTGCCAAGAGCATCTGCTACTGGAATGTTTCCTTCATCAAATCCGGTTAAACTTGCGCTGTAGATCTGTATGTACTTGTTGGTTATATCAACAACACTACTAGATCCGTTTACGTTAAACATTTGTGCATCTATGTATCCAACTGCTCTTGCACTTCCATTTACAGATGCAGTAATTGTGCCCATTGTGTAATCGCTTGCAACACCTGTCTGAGCAATTGGTATACCACCAGTTAAAAATGTAGGTGATCCGTCAATTTGTGCATAGGTTTTTGTTTGAGTGCTGAAGATTGTTCCGCTTGTGCTTTCAGCAAGTGTTCCTGTTGTAAATTGAATTGGTGTACTGGTATTTCTATAGGTTTGTCCAACCAGATCGCCAACTGCTAATCCAGTGATAGTGATTGTTGGAGATCCTGTATTATAGTAAGGTACACCAGAAATGTATCTATAGGTTCCTGCAGTTCCTTCTGCAACTACTGCACTACCTTGTACTACACTTGGAACATCTGTCATTGTGTCTTTTACAAAGCCAATTGTATTTGTGTTTCCTGCACTGGTATGATTCAAACTTAGATCACTATAGCCTGTGCTTATACCACTTAATGCACGTTGCCATCTAGCATCAAACACTTTAGCAAATCCTGTTGGATATGTGCTTGTACTAATCTCATCATGTGCATCGCCGTCGTTTACAACTATCAAATCTGTGTAGGTTCCAGCTGCATCGCCGCCAGCAGTAAATGTTACATTGCCAACTTCTGCATTGTTAAATGTAGCGGATAGTGTTCCAGATATAGAAGTGTTTGCATCAGTTACGTTATTTGTATTAATAGGATCGGCAGTTGTATATCTTGTAATACTAGAGCCAGCTGCTGGTATGTTTCCTCCGCTGTTGTCTGTAGCACTTGCAGCTAACAGAGGACTTGTGCCTTGACTGCCTGTTGACATACTGAGTGTTTTGCCACTAAGTGGTGTAGGTGCCGCAGGATTGGCTTTTATTGTAATAAAATTTGTTTTTGTTTCTGTGTCAGTTTGTGCAATAGTATCTGGTGTTCCTGAAGATACCAATGCCACAGTAAACGAAGCAACACTTCCATAACTGTTTGTTATGTTGGCTGCTCCTGGTGTACCTGCGCCGCTTGTAATAGCACCAGTTGTATTGCCATCACCAAATGTAAAGTTTGTTGTTGTTACGTTTTGACTTGTGTTTTGAAAAGTCATAAGTCCACGATCAGTTTCTACTCCTGATCTATAATCTGTAAACAAGTAACCGTCTTGTGCAGTATCGCCTGATCTGTCACTGACTGTTACTGCTGTTCCTGTAAATATACTGCGTATATCCGGCTCAACTGCTATAGAAATGTTTGCGGCATTAAACGGACTGCTTGTGTGTCCAGTTTCGGTTGCAAGTTGTATTGCATAAGTTGCAGTGGTGCCAGCGGCTTGTTGTCCACTGCTCAATGCGAACGTATGATTTAGAGTTGATCCTGGGTTACCCGCTACACCAGATTGTATGTTTACAGCATCAACATTGCCATCTCCCCAAGTCCATCTGTATTTTTGACCACTTCCAAATATAGCAGTTGTTCCAGGGTCAGTTGCAGTACTGTTTGTAAATTGCACAACACCTCCAGATGTAGCTTCTTCGTTAACTACACGAACTACGTTAGCACTTGATAGAGTTGTTTGTGGAGTAAACACACTGATAGTTGTTGGGGCACTAGTAACTGACACAGGACTAGCACCAGCAGTATTTGATGTGCCAGTTAGCACAATGTTGTACTGTGTATCACCACCTGTGTTATTGTATGTGTTGCTGACAGTTGTAAAATCTGTTGCAGGTTGTACGTTTGCACCTTGCCCCCAACTTAGATCAAAACTGGTTGTAACAAATTGACTTGTGTTAGTAATGGTTGCAGTAGCACCTGTATCAATGGTGCTATCATCAAGTGTGAAACTTGGAATAGGTGTTGGTGTAAACAGTGTTATATAATTTGTTCTTGTAAAACTATCTGCACTGCCTTTGGCACCTGCGGCTATATTTCCAGAAAATGTTCCATCTGTGTTTTTAGCAGTAAAAACAACTGTAAATTGTCCACCGTCTGCGTCGTTATAGGTATGTGATGGATTTTGTTGTGTAGACGTATTACCGTCGCCAAAGTCCCATTCATATGCATTCGCATTGCCAGTAAATGTACCAGAGAAGTCTACTGTTGTTGGACTTGGTCCACTAACTGGTGTTCCTGTAAAACTTGCCTGGCCTACAAATGTACTGTTGCCAACATTAAGTATTACTTGGTTTAGATCATCAATACTGTCTGTCACTTTTGATGTAGTAGTAAAGCCGTCATATGCAACGTTTCCAGTTAAACTTCCATCAGCAGGTGTTCCAAGATCAATTGTGTTACCTAATAAACTGGATAAGTTTGCACTGTTAATCCAACTTAAGGCTCCTGAACCGTCGGTGCTAAGAATCTGTCCTGTGGTTCCACCTGTAATTGTAATAGCACTGTTGGCTCCAAGATTTACTGCACTGCCAGTTAAATCAAGTGTACTTTCTGCAGAAATAGCATTTCCTGCAATAGAAATATTTGCAATATTTGAACTACCAGCTACGTCAAGTGTAACTGTTGGGGTGTTGCTGCCAATACCAACTCTGTTGTTTATCACATCTACAAACAGCGTACTTGTGTCGACTGCTATGTTAGCTGTTCTTTCAAGATTGTCTGCGAGTGCGGCGCCGGTAACTCTTGCAATGGCCATAAATTTCTATCCTTAAACTTTGCAGTATTTATCGATAGATTACGGAGTAGAACCAATACCTTGAATAACGTTAATTGCTTCGTTTAATAAGGGTGCTTCTGTTAATGTTATATCATTGCCGCCACCAGTTATACTGTATGTACTTGGTTGTTGGTAAATGTTTGATATAAAAACAATGATTTGATCAGCTGCACTTGCAGCGACGCCAAGTGTAAATGTTAGCGTTGACCCGTCTCCAGTAAAACTATCAACTGTGATGTTTGCTTCGCCGGTATTTGCAAGTGTTTGAAAAACTGTCCCATTGAAAAATTCCATAGTGTTTGTGCTGGTGTTATATCTAAAAACTCCGAATATTGGATTGTCTGGTCGATCCGCAGTTGGTCCGCCAGGAACAACCACTCCGCTTTCTCCACTCGGTAATATTCTATTTTTTAGAAATGTACCTGCCATCTTAGATAGCCGTAAATGATACTACTGAATTTATTCCTGTGGCTGCACTTGCAGTGACTTGGATTGTATCGGCATTCGCAAGCAGTAGTTTTTCGCCACCTGTGTATAATTGATAACTGTCAGTGGCTGCAATGCTAAGTGTTTTTGCAACTAGGTTTGTGTTTGACAAACTATCTCCACTTGGTATAACGTGGATGTCAACTGTCAATGCACCAGCAGTTTCATTTGTTAATTGCATATAAGTGATTGCAGTATTATTAGTACTTGTGTACACTGTAGTTGCACTATTTGTTACGGCAGTTGTTTGTATTGTCATCGTTTTTCCTTAAAATATAATTCCAAAAACAATAGCTTTGCTTTTGCTTACTAGTTCATCTGTTGTAGATCCATCTACAAAGTAAACGCCTGTTCCACCACTACCTGCTATGCCACCGTGCAGGACAGTGGTATTTGTAACTGCGCCAGGTGCGGCACTATCTGCAAGTTGCAATCCAGTAGTGACATTTATATTTCCACCAACATTAAGTTGACTGGTATCTGTAAATGTAAAGTTTGCACTAGCACCAAAAGCGCCAGCGTTGTTGAACTGGACTTGTGTATTCGCTCCTGCAACACTACCAGCAACTGCTGTTCCAATTTCTGACCATGTACCGGTTTCTCCAGTTTCACTGGTGTCGGTACTTAATTCCCAATAACCTTCGGCAACGCTGTATCTAATGCCAGCAAACGTGCTTGCTGTTTTGTGTGTAAGCACACCAGAGTTGCCAGCATACGTTGCTGTATTACTGCTGTTTAACATAATAAACGGATCTTTGATATCAAGAGTTTCAGTATTGATATAGGTTATATTACCCGATACCGTTAGGTTTCCGTCAAGCTCCATAGAGTTTGTCTGTATATAAACTCTGTCGTCAGCGTTTATAGTTTCAATGTAGTAATCGCCGTCAATTCTTTTCTTTGTGTTCATAGTGGACCTCTAGCAGTATTTACCTTCTCTATAAACTTGTCCATTGACAAAATCCTCATGTTTGGTATTTTATTAAATTGCGGAACAAATGCACTTTCAGGTCCTTCAATTCTCCAAAACTGTCTACTTTCAAAGTCTTCAGTAAGTTTAACAATTTGGTTTATCCAGTTGCCAGGAAATGTTTGTCCAGTAAGTTCTTCTTTGTAAAACTTCGTGCCTGCATAAATGTTGTTGAACATACCGTTTGTACTGCCAAGATCCATACCTATCAAGTATATGTCGCTGTGGCCGTCAACAAGAGCAAGTGCAGCGGCATTTGGTCCGCTGCTAAAACCTTTGTATTCTTTGACTAGAAACTTGCCGCCAAGACTTTCAATAGGCTTGCGTGTATGAAATCTGTGTTTTTCTGCATATCCAGAATTTTGTATTTCTTCAGCAATAGGCCTATCAGTGGCTACTAAACAGTGAGGTGTGAAATCTCTATACAACCCGTTGCATCCGAACACCGAACCAAGTTCCATTAGGCTGTTGAGATTGAGTACTAGTCTGCTTCTGCCGTTCCCTAATATAAATGCTGCGCTCATTGAAAACCCCCATTGTAGTTATTACAATGAGGGTTTGGTAAGTTAAAAAGTATTATTAACCGTAGTTTGGATTCTCAACCTGTACTACGTCAATAGTTGTTACAGCACCTGTCATTGTGGCTTCTTCAGCACCTGACTTCTCAACTGTATCATCAATGATGTTAAAGTAGTTAACTACAACTCTAGCGTTAGCAAAGTTGATTGCATATCTGTTTGTCATTCGCTTGATGCGAACTTGACCTGATCCAACGTCTGAGTAAGTTATTGTCATTGTATCGGCTGTTAATGCTGCATCAGCTAGGTCAGCCAGTACACATGTACCAATTGTATCCACTGTGCCTGTGCCTGTGCCTGCGCCAGTGGCTACAAATGTTGTGCCAACTGCTGCGTTACTGGGTCCACCAACAAGAGTGAAATCAGTGTTGCCGGTTGAAGTAATAATATATGTGTTACCAGTAACAAACGAACCGGCTGTAACACCAGTTGCATCAGCAACTAGATACTTGGTTGCACCTTTTTGACGGATGATATAACCTTCAGCTTCTGCCACTGTGCCAATTTTGACACGGCATGATGTGACTGGATTGTCGCCGTTTGCTAAAGCTGTGTCGCCGCCAACTTGACCAAAGTACAGTTCGCCGGATGGTA